GTCATATGACAGACAGTCCCATATCTGTAAATGGTCTAACGGCAAAGGCTCGGCTACTTCTTTCCATACATACGCATGGATTGGTAGCTTGTCATACAACGCCCCGTAGTTGGTCAGCATGGATTCGATACGGAAGGCTTGCCCTTTGATCGCCTTGGCAGTCATCCACACACAAGGCTCTAGTTCTCCATGCCCCTTCTCGTGGTTATAGAGAAACTCCTTACGCACAAAGCACTTGACGGGGGGTATATTGGCTACAAGGAATGTCATTTTTGAATCCTCTCCCACAACTCAGACAACGGCATTCCTTTGATCTCTCTCCATCCAATGTGAATACAGGCATACATAATAAACAGGAAGAAGCTAAACACCACCGCAAATATCAGCACCGCACAGGTAGCGATAAACAGGGCAAACATATTGAGTATTGTGACTATCATCATCTTGCCTTTACTGTTGTCCAAGCGCTACGCCCGTGTTTCTTAAAAGCTTCTCTTGATTCCCGATAACCAATAGTAGAAGCTCGATACTCTCGTCTTTCTTTTGCTCTTTCTAATGTTTCTTGATGCCCGTACTTAGCTTTCACTCTAATATCTTTTGCTTTTTGTTTCTGTACATACTCAGCATGCTTTAGGCAGTCTTTGGGATCTTTTAAATCCCACAAGCGATCACTTAGTTTTGGGTAAGCCTCCGCAATAAATCGACGTACTTCTAAACCAGAACCGCCATGCGACGCATACCAATATAAATGATTTGGCATGAATGGAAAGTTTTTTGCACAGTCATCAGCAAACTCTTGATCTAGCTTTTGCCTTGTGTTGTCATATAGAACACCTAATAGTGTCCGCATTGTCCAGTTCTTTATCCAAGCTACCAGTAGCATCTTGGCTCCCTCTTCTAATGTCTTCAAAATGGTGCCTCCTCTAACATTGACAAGTCAACTTTGCGTACGGGTTTGCGTACGCATTTAAATGTCCAACCCTCTCGGCTTTGCACAATCTGTCTTGCTTCTTCTTGCCTGTGTACAGTACGCATAGTCTCGCCGTTCTCATCTTTAATGACGTACATTTTTCCACTCCTCCATCTCTCCGTAGTTCTGTCCGTAATGCGCTTCACACGCCACAGGCAACCCTTTCGCCCACTCGGGTGGTTTCGACATGACCTCGACGATCCAAGCACAAGCCTCATCTACTTCGTCTTCGGGGACTACGCACACCGCAGCGTCGTGAACTGTTAGCACGGGGCGATAGCGCTCAGTCAATTTAATCATCTGCTGACCCACGATAATCCTAGCTAGCGCTTGGACTACGTTCTCCACCACAGATCCGCCCCACAGAGACACGGGGCCTTTGCGTGACTGATATATGTATCCGCTATTAGCTTTCTCAGGGTTGAGTTCTAGGTTTGGATAGCGAATGTACAGCCCGTTCGGTAGTTTTATACCCTCTTTGGTGACAGTTAAACATCTATGTTTACCTAGGTAATATGGTTTGGTGTCCTCCCAATTAGCCATATCCCCAATAGCTTTGTCGGCTTTCTTCCATAAACTAATGATCTTGGCGTTCTTCTCTCTATACAAGTCCACAATCCGTTTGGACTCTGTCTCGTCAATCACAACCCCAGGGGGTGTTGTCTTTAGTGTGTGCTGTAACTTTAATGCGCCAGTCCCGTAGCCAAGTCCCAAGATACAGGTCTTACCCACGAACCTTTCAATAGGATCTTTCTTACTGATGGGTCGCTCATAGACTGATGTAGCAAAGATAGAATAAACATCTTCGCCTTTGGCAAACTGCTCAACCACATCGTCTTGCCCAGCCAACCACGCTAAGACACGAGCCTCAATCTGTGAGGAGTCGCAGTTAATTACAACGTAGTCTTCGGGGGCGACAACGGCATTTTTGAGCGTCTTCTTTTTAGCATCACGGGAGGGGAGATTTTGAAAGTTAACCTTGTCAGAACCAGCCCAACGACCAGTATGAGCGCCATAATACTTAAGAGGAATAGGCAAACGACCTTTATTGCGAGAACCAACATCAATGAACCTTTCTATCCTTGACTCTTCGATTGTAGACTTAGTACCAAGACGCACCGCACATAGCTGTTGTATAAACGGGTCTTCATGTTCTGTCAACGCAATGAAGCCTTCGTCATTCTTAGCAAGAGCGTAGGTGTTCTTGCCCGTAGTCTTGGACTCTTTCATCGGGGCAGGTACGTTAAATGTTTGTAGTAACTCGGCAAACTGCTTGTTACTTGCTAACTTCTTGCGCACCGCTTCTTCATTCTCACACTTTAGCTTCTCCTTGAGCGTCCCTAATAACTGTAACTTCTCATGCTTTAGCTCGTCCAAACGCTGAACCAGCAACGCATCATCAACTTCCAGTACAGGATGGATAAACATGCGCAGAGTTAAATCTATGAGTTGGAGTTCTTCTTTCGGAAACGCGCTCGACAATACTTGGAAAAGCTTAAAAGTTAGCTCGACATCGTTCTTGCAGTATTCGCCGTAGCGCTCGAGTTCTAAAGAGGTGAAACCAGTTATCTGCTTACCCTTGGCTTCGATAACCTCCTTGCCTTTCTCGCCTAATTTGTAGCGCTCAACTAACGATGCTAAAGAGCCACCGACATCTACACCATGCACCGCACGACCCATGCACAATGTATCTAAATATAGAGAAGGCTTGATGCCAAAGCGCCAAGCAAGAATCGCCCCATCAAACATTGTGTTGTGACAGAGGAGAGCAGAATCGTTCCACGGGAGGGTGGAAAGGTATTTTTGGATCTCGATGTGCGATCCTGAGAACCACTCGGTCTTACCCTCGCCAACCTTGACACCGACACCGATTACTTCAAAGCGCTTGTCTCTGATGTATTCCTCAGTTGTCAATTTGGTTAGCGAGTAGTCTTGAGCGTAGTACGTCTCAAAATCTAAAGTAATTAAATCCACACTTCTCCTTAAATAACAAAACCAAAAGCTACAAAAAAAGGGAACAACGCACAAGCGTTATCCCCTATGAATATTTAACCGCAAGTAATCGGACGCCAAGGTCCGTAAACCTTTGTATCCCAGCAACACATCCTACCGTTGCGATCAGTCTCGCAAATGACAGTTGATTGAGCAAATATGCTAGATGACAACATGGCGGCGAATCCAAACGCAATTAGTTTCTTCATTGTGACTTCTCCAAGGTAGATACTTCACGGTTAAGATACCATTGCGCCTTCTTCAAATCTTCAAGTTTGTTTCCCTTATGATCCGCACGAGAGACATACTTGACAACATTACCTAAGTTATAAGTTAAGCCTTTGGACTCGATGAAATCTATAACTTCTATGCCACCGACTTTGTAATGCGCTGGGTGATTAACAACATCGACTTGACGCACTAGGTAATTTGGGTTGTCATCAGGATTCCAACCTTGAATTCTTCGCCGAACTGCACCTTGTGTAATGGTATTTAGTAAGCCTTTTACACGCTCTTCTGCTTCATGGGGTAAGGTATTTAACTTAGCTTCCACAACTCTTTGGGTCGCTTTTAGTTCTTTTCTAAGCTGATACGTTACGTTATACACACACGAGATACCAACACCAACCGCCTTTGCTACTTCTTTAGGTTTCGAATTGGGGTTCTTGCGCATGTAGGCAAGAATTTTCTTACGAGTTACTCCATGTTTCATTTTACTTCTCCTTTTTAATAAAACGACGTTTTACTGCAACAATGCCTTTATCAGGCTCTTCTACCAACATTGCCTTTGCAAGCTGTTTTGATAAGGATGGGATTTCTTCAAAGGAATGATCTCCGTTTATTAGTAACCCAACCATAGCAAAGCCAGCATACAAAGACTCTAGGTATTCTTTATCTTGCTCACTCATTGTTCTCCTTTCCCTCACGATTCTTCTTGAAGAAGTAATCGTCACGATACTCGGTAGGTGGAACAAAGCCATGACGTTTCCACGTTTTCATTACGTCTGCGCCTGTTGTCCACACGAACTTTGAATTAGATTCCACGGCATACTGGAACGATGGTTTCTGAGGTTCGTTCTCGATAGCCCTCAACTTGCGGAATGTATTTAGTTTGCTCATTTGCTTCTCCTCGTAAAGATTGTTCAACCAATTCTATCGCTTTACTAAACCCAGCGATATATGCCTTTTCTTGCATTGCACCAAATCGAGATTCCTCCCACATTCTTTCTAATGCACACCATCTTTCATACTCTTTCTTTGCTCTCATCAGCATCTCCCATCGTCATCAAACGTCATAAAATAAAGTCCTAAGTCATCGAGATTATCTTCATTGATAACAAACGTAACACCGCCACTTTCTGCTATTCGTGATAGTTCTCGCTCTTGTAATGCAGTTGTCTTTCCCTTGCCAGCCTTGGTTTCTATGGCGATGAACTGCCCATTAAAACAAGCAATAATGTCAGGCACACCAGCACGACCATACCCCCCTGTCGCTGGCATAAAGTGATAGACCTTATGTTCGTCTAAAACTTTTCTAACTCTTGCTTTGACCTTGGCTTCAGGTGTCATAGTTTCTCCCCTTCTATCACCCCACCCCTTAGTAAACAAAGAGTTTTGTAGGGCAGGATTAAACAAAAATAACTGTCGCTTGATCGCCACCCTATCTCTCTGACGTTATCATCAGGTGCAGTCATCAAAGATAACATAGTAGCTTCGTGGTCTTGGAGTATACGATGCGGTGAAGCAAGGATCATAGCCATCTTAGTTTTGATTTCATCAGGCAATGAGTCTTCATCAAATACCCGAGTAAAAAAGTTATCAACATAGATGGTGTATTTGTTTCCTTGACGACGCATCGGTACACGATATAAGTTCCAGTCATATTGCGATACTATTGGGCTTAATACTGTGTGTTCGAGCATGGTGTCATTGCCCATACAAGGTTGTAAGAATCAGTAAAGTAAGCGTAGGAAATAATCATGTCGAGATCACTTAAGAATCCACTAGCCTGTGGAATCGTATCTGCGATGAACCTATCTGTTTTATCTTGCATGTGAACTTTCATCATCAACATAATCGGTTTAAGATCCTCATACTCATCTAAGTTACGAACTCGTTTGAACGGCTTAACTATTTGATACGCATCATGCAATCGATTAGTACTCGCCACAGCAGGTACTTGTTTTACTGACCCAACAAGCAAGTGACCATTACCATCTGCACCTACGCACCAAAACTCACTACCAAAGAATCGATTTACTTCTTTGTTTCTTTCTTCTACGATTTTATCTGCCTTGTTATATTTGTCAAGTACTTGTTTACATATATTTAGGTCTATATTGTGCTTTTTTGTATCAGGACTTTCCCCTAGAGCATGTTGCAATAGAGCATGAATTTGTTCAGAACTTAAGTCGGCATTACTCTTGTTTACTTTCCCAAAAGTTTCTTTCATCACACTCATACCTCTATGCCAAACCTCAGCATGCTGGTCAATCAACCGCCCGATAGATGGCACTACGTTCTGGCGCTTTAGAGTACCCATTAGCGTTGAGAGTTTCTTACTATGGATCGTCTCTCTATCAGCCGTATTGCGACCTCTCTCTTTCTCATAGAAAGGACTGCGATAGTTGTAGATTGTTTCATTGTCCTCGGTAGTCATCCATACTTTTGCCACCGCAAAGCCTGTGTCAGGTTCGCACATCAAGAACTTACCCTCTTCTTCGCTTAAAACTTTGAGACCGTACTTAAAGTGGATCTCATGTATGAGTCTTTTACTTGGTGAATTGTTAATTTGTTCCACGAGAGCATCGCTCTCAAAGCCTTGTAGAATCAAGCTCATTTGACTTCTCCTTAGTTAATGTTCCACGGGATCGTGGATGGTTATTAATACTGCTGAACTTCCTTGCCGTTTACATAGATGTCAACCCCCCACTCACTTGCTGGATATGGGCAACCCATGTCATGTTCCACCAAAGTCATGACCTCGGGGTGTGTCCTATACAACTCTTTATTCAGCTTGCGCTTTAGGTTTGCATAGTAATTAGCTGGTTCGGTGTCTGACCCCCAATACTTTTGATCCTCCATAGCCGACCTTACTCGTCTGTATAGATTATGAATTTCATAGGCACACATGAAAGCAATCCCAGCATCCAAAGGCGCAACGTCAATGTTCTCGTTAGCAAACTTTAGTAAAGCTTCTTTCTGTTCTGTCGACATCCACCATCTGTTATCTGTATCATCGATATAGGGTTTCACCACATCAATCGCAGTCTCCAAGAATCCTTTCCACTCCATCGTTTTAAGCATGGCTTCATTCACGCTGTAGAACGTCTCGTATCGCTTAAGAAACTCATTACCAAGCTTACGGTTAACTTTCTTACCAACAACTTGATAGATGCTTGACTCGTGCGGTTTCATCGTATCGATGTGCAGTCGCATGTTCTTAAAGATCGGATGAAAAAGCGTTATTCCATCACCATAGGATCGTGGATGTCCCTCTCTATATACCATTCCACCATGCCGTGTACTCTGATATAGCAACCCTTTCGACCAGCTAGTCATGATCTGATTGTCTCCTTGCCCATAGTACGAGCCAGTAAACTCAAAGGTATTGTCCGAGCGCACGATGCCAAGAGTGCTTGGGCGAGCTTCGTATCTACTATATGTAGCAGTTCCATCGTCATGTACATACCTACGAATCTTGTCAGGGTTAGCTTTGTATTCCTCCTCCGTAGACTCAAAGTGTTCATGAGAAAACCCATAGGTGACACGATACACACGCTCGCCGTTTAGTTCCTCCGCATAAAAGCATTTGGTATTGTGTCGTCTGTTTGCCACAGGGTAGCGGTTGTCACTCCCCCGATATGGTTTTTCATTCTTAGTAATGTCAGTAAGTCTGTTCCAAGATAATCCTAGCATTTCACTCCTCCTCGTTTTCGTTTGCGGTATAGACTTCTTTATAAATTGCTTTGATAACCTCACCCTCATGCTCGTCAGCACAGTATTCAATTACATCTTCAACTGTAAATTGACCTACATAGATGACCCTGCCTGAAACAAACTCCACCATGTAAACACTTTCGTAATCTGCGTCATAACTCATTTCACTTCTCCTTAGTTAGCGTTCCACGCACCGGTGGATTAATCATTTGCATCGAATACAACTTTCTTACCTGATGGTGGCTCGAACTCGTTGTTACCTACGATCATCCACAAGGTAGGAGAAGTAACTCTCCACACGATGTCGGACTCCAAGTAGCCATCGGTGAACATCAACACACACTCTGCGTCAATACGGTTTTTGACGATGTATTCGCTTACTGCAGACACGACTGTGCCACCACCGCCAATGGGTTTCAGAACTGATGCAATGTTTGAGTATTGATCGGGCTTGAATATCTGCTCGCCATGCACTTGCGTATCCCACCACAAAATTCGCACTTGTTCGGGCTGACACAATTCACAGACTGAAGCCAGTTCCGTAGCGAACGCAGTCAATTCTCGTGTGCCAATCGAGCCTGACGTGTCGATGCCAATCACAACCTCGCCAATAGTCTCGTCTTCCACGCTTGGCAGATAGATGTCATTGACTAGCTGACGCTTGTTCAGTTTGCGCCAAGTGTATTCATCCTTGCCTTTCATTGATGAGGATACAAACTCACGCAATGCTTCTCGCCAGTCGATCTTCGGTGTGAGCAAATCGCTGATTGTTCTAGGAACTTTCGCACCCATGCGACCAGCCAACATGCCACCCTCACGCAACGCTCGGTCAATCTTGTCACCCATCTCTTTGATCTGATCGGGAGTCAGTTCGCCTGATGTGTCATGTTCGTCTTGGTTAGAAAGGTCATACTTCTTGCCATTCACTTCGACGTGGTTGCCCTCACCATCGTTAGGTTGTGTTCCACCCCCTGATGGATCGTTACCTTGACCCTGACCCTGACCTTGACCTTTGCCTTTGCCCTTGCAGTTCTTCTTCAAGTAGTTGTATACCTCACGCATACTCCAGTTGTGGAACATGGGGTCATACAACGCACCATCGGGTAACTCGACGATAGCTTCATTACCGCCAACCACCTTGCCTTTGATATTGGCAATGATGTCATTGACGACAAAGTCGGCAGACATGTTAGCTAGTTGTGCGCTCTCCTTGAACATGTCTTTGCCACGAGGGATTTGTTTCAATGCCACATGCAAGTTCTCATGCAACACCAACCCGCGCAACTTAGGCTCAGAGTCTACTGTCTCCAAGAAAGGTTTTGCATAACGCTTGTTGAT